CTCAACGAAATGATGTTTGAGGAAGGCAAGATAACACAAGACCAAGCATTAGGCAAGGATTTGGCAGTTACCGGACTTGGTTATCGTATTGTTCTGCCTAAAAAGAACGTAACGGGTGTATCGGTGTTTGATATGCTCCGTTTGAATCCCAATAACGCATTTGTAATTAAGTTTAATGACATATACAAAAGAACGGCTGTGGGTGTTTCGTATGTGATGTTGACGGACGGAACGATAAAAGCAGGCGCATATACAGACAAGTATTACTTTGAACTTGAAGGAAGTGGCACGGGATCATTTAAGCTTCTTAGCACAGATGTAAATATGATTGGCATGGTGCCGATTATCGAGTATCGCTATGACGAAGAAAGAATGTGCTGCTTTGAAAGAGTTGTTTCGCTACTTGATGCGCTGAATGAAGCGACATCAGACAGATTAAACGGCTTGGCACAGTTTGTACAGTCAATCTTGTGGATGAATAACTGTGAGATTGATAATGAGCAAATGGAGCAGCTTAAAGATAAATTAGGATTGCTAACTAAAAGTGAGCCAGGCAATCCTGCAAGTGTTCAGTATCTTACAGCAACACTTGATCAGACACAGACACAAACACTTGTTGATTATTTATATGAGCAAATATTACAGATAGCGGGTGTTCCCGGCAGAGAGCAAAGCACGGGTGGCAATACCGGACAAGCTATTATGCTCAGTAACGGTTGGCAGATAGCTGAAAATCACGCAAGAACAACGGTACAGACCTTTATTTCAAGTGAAATTGAAATGCTAAAGGTTGTGTTAAAGATATTCAGTTTACAAGCCGAAACGCCTAACGAGGTTACAAATCTCAAAATATCTGATATTGATGTTAAGTTTGCACGTAACCGTACAGACAGCTTGCTCGTTAAGACACAAGGACTTATGAATCAGTTGCAGGCAGGTATTCATCCGCTGATAGCAATATCGAACTGTGACTTGTATTCCGACCCTCAGAGTGTATGGAACGACTCAAAAAAATATATGTCTAAGTGGCTCTATGATGCGGAGGAGGATGATATAGATGTCGAGGAAACCGTATCAAATAGCAGACGAAGCGGCGGCGAGGATAACATCGAAGATACATCGACAATTTAGGCATAACCGTCTTGCGTTGTTCGATGAAATGAATGTTATACAAATTAAAAAGCACATTGATAAGCTTTATAAAGCTATATACAAAGACATAAAATCCGAGTTTACAGCAATATTAAATCCCATTTATGAGGAAATATACGATGAAGCCGTTGATTTAGGTTTTGACGGTGACATAAGAAATTTAGACGAAGCTTGGGTTGAAGAATTTTTCGATGAATACAATCCGGTAACAAAGTATGTATTCAGCAACGAAATAGACCGTAAGAAATCACGATTATTTGAATCGTTGGTAGCAAGTGCGGTCGAGCGTACACAAAGCTACAAAACGGCAGAAAAGTTGATTGTAAATCAAATTAAGCAATATGCCGTTGATCTTGAAGATGCTATTGCAAAAGTTGTGTATGAAGATACCGGAGTAACATGGCTGCAATGGGTAGCCGAAGATGATCACAAGACTTGTGGAGATTGCAAGGAACTTGACGGACAGATTTTTAAATTGAAAGACGTACCGCCCAAACAACACTATCAGTGTAGGTGCGTTACGATCCCAATTAAAAAATAAAGTGGCAGAGAAGCCGTAAATCGCAAAAAAAAGAAGCTGAGAGAACAGCTATAAAAACGCAGGAGGTAACATATGGCAGATTTGAAATCATTACTTGGTGACAAGTACAACGAGGGCATGACTATCGAGGATATTTTATCACTTGAAGTCGAAGAACCCAAAGCTGATACATCAGCTTATGACAACCTTAAAAAGAGGTTTGACGAGGTTGCAAGTGAGGCGGCATCTTATAAAAAACAGATAAGAGCCACAATGACAGAGGCAGAACAAAAAGCGGCTGCCGATGCAGAGGAACTTGCAAAAATTATTGCAGAACGCGATCAATTAAAACAAGAAAAAGCAATAGCCGAAAATGCTAAAGGACTTGTTGCTATTGGGTATGATGAAAGTCTTGCCTCAGAAGTCGCAACGGCTCTCTATAACGGAGATGCAGCAACCGTAATAAAAAGCATAGGCAAAGTTGTGGAGACACAGAAAAAGGTTGCTATTTCGGATGCGGTTAAAGAAACACCCGTACCGCCTGCATCGGGAACAAGTGATACGGTAATGACAAAGGAAACATTGAGAAAAATGTCTCCCGCCGAAAGATTTGAATTTTCGCAGAAAAATCCCGAAGAATATAAACGTATTTATAACGGAGGATAATTATTATGGCAAACACAGTCTATGAAAACTTTTATCTCTCAAATGAGGTAGAGGATCAGTTTAATTCGCACGTTGACCTTGCACAGTTTTGTACTGTAGATAATACCCTTCAGGGCACAGCCGGAATGAAGCGTATTATCAACGTATACAGTGCAACTAATGGTACTGAAAAGCTTGCTATGGGCGAAGGAAATACTAAGAAGATTTCGGTTTCTCACGAACCTAAAGAGTATGAAATTCTCCTTGCTCAGAACCTATTTGAGTATTATGACGAGGAGGCAATGAAAGATCCTATGCTCGTCCCCACCGGAACAAGGCACATGGGAACTGACATGTTCAACACCGTAAATGCTGATGTATTTGCAGAGTTTAATAAAGCAACGCTTACTACAACACCCGCCGCTTTTGACTTTGCGGCATTTGTTGATGCTCAGGCAGAACTTGCTCTTGAAAACCTTGAAGGCGTTTCAATGTTCGGCTTTGTTCATCCTGACGATATGGCAGCTATTCGAAAGGCTCTTAAGGATGATCTTAAGTATGTTGAGGCGTTTGCAAAACAGGGGTATGTGGGTACTGTTGCTGGTATCAACCTTTACACTAAGAAAGACGCAGATCAAGGAACTGTAATTATCGGTACTAAAGATGCCGTAACCATGTTTATTAAGAAAGGTACGGAAATTGAGCAACCTCCGCGTGGCTCTGAGGATGCTAATATCCGTAAGAACACCATTATTTCAAGAAAATATTACCTTGCTGCTCTTACAGATGCAACAAAGGTTGTAAAGATGGTTAAAGCCGGAGCCTAAATATTAAAGGAGGTTTGACAGAATGACTCAGCTTGAACGCTTGAAAATAAGAATCACAGAAGATGTTGCTGATAGTGAATTGGAAGATATATTGGAGAGCGCAAAGGCGGTCATTCTGTCAAGACGTTATCCTTTTGGTGAACAGCCTACAGAGATCGAAGCAAAGTATCAGGACTTGCAAATTCGTATAGCTGTAGAAATGTTCAATAAACGCGGTGCAGAAGGCGAAACAGCACATTCAGAAAATGGTGTGAGCCGTAGCTATTCAAGCGCAAATGTTTCTGAGGAACTATTAAGAGAGATTACACCAAAGGTTGGTGTTGTATGAGAGATTTAAAACGTAATCAACAAACGATTTGGTATTCCCTTCTTAATGTTACCGAAGAAAAAGACGAGTGGGGTAACACCTACGACGTGAAAAGTTATGGCGAACCCATTGAATGTAAAATAACACTTTCTGCAAATAAAGGCGAAATATCGGCGCAAGCTTTTGGTGCTGATTTGCAATATGACCGCGAAATGTCAACACACGATATGAATTGTCCGATAGATGAATACAGCCATTTGTGGATAGACGGCAGAGATACCGACCAAACCCACAACTACATAGTAAAGGCTGTTAGTAAATCCCTAAATTGTATCAGATATGCAATTGAAAGGGTGAATGTATCGTGAAAAACATAACTGTGAGACTTGATCCTAAAAGTGTTGACAATGCAATTAAAGAACTTGAACAGTACAAGAAGGACATCGAACAAAAAGCGCGATTGTTGGTAGAACGATTAATTGATTACGGTGCAGATATTGCACGAATAAAAATCGTGAATTTAGGTGCCGTATATTCAGGTGAATTGCTTTCCGGTGTAGACGGTTATTTCTCTCCCCTGCTAAATGCGGGGTATGTGAGAGTAACAAGCGATCACGTTGCTTTTGTGGAATTTGGTACGGGTGTTGTAGGACAGCAAAGTCCTCATACCAACGGCGAATATCTTTCCAAAGCATCATGGGGATATGCAACCGGACAAAAAATATTCACCACAAAAGACGGTAAAGTTGGTTGGATATATCCTACTGATGATGGTGGATTTAGATTTACCGAGGGCATGAAAAGCAGACCGTTTATGTATCAAACGGCTCTTGAATTACAAAGGGAATTTCCCCGTATGGCAAGAGAGGTGTTTAGAACATGATAGATAAAGAATCAGAAATATTTGAGGCTGTTGCCGCAAGGCTGCGAAACAAATATACAACGATTTATGTTGTCGGAACGGAAATAACTGATACTCCTCCTAAATTTCCCGCCGTATCGTTGGTACAAACAAACAACGCGATTAAAACAGAATATTCCACATTTGACAGCCTTGAAAATGTGGCAAGAGAAGATTATAAAGCAGAGGTTTTTAGTAACCTTGAAATAGGCAAAGAAAAACAGGCAAAGGAAATAACAAATGATATTTCCGATGCTATGACCGAATTTGGTTATGAAAGAACATTTTGTGAGCCTATCCCTAACAATGATAGCGCGATAAGTCGCAGAATGTCAAGATATGTAAAAAATAATGTAATTTAACGGAGGAATTAAATATGGGAATTGCAATGTCTACAGCAGGCATCACATTGGGATATGCCGTTGAAGCTACAGCTGGAACAAGACCTACAACGGGATATACAGTCATACCGGATTTGAAAGAAATCCCTGAAATGAACCCTGAGCCTGAAACACTTGAAACTACAACTCTTTCAGAAACAGAGTACAAGACTTACATAGAAGGTCTAAAAGATCTTGGTGGCGCACTGTCATTCCTTGCAAACTTTACTACCGAACTTGAAGAAACTTGGGGAGAGTTGGTTGAGGCATACAATACAGCGGCAGCAGCCAAAAAAGCTGTGTGGTTTGAGGTTAAACACCCTAAACTTGAAAAGTCTGTATTTTTCACCGGTCAGCCTGCTAAGTTGGGTATGCCCGGTGCAACCGTAGGATCAGTTTACGAGACAAGCGTATTCATTACACCTACAAACGCTCCCGCTTGGGAAACAAAATCAACAGCAGCATAATTTTTTATTATATGTTAGGAGGACATACTGATGGCTAAACAAATTACTTTTAATTACAGAGGCAAGGACTATACTCTTGAGTATACAAGAGAGACTATTAAGCAGATGGAAAGAGAAGGTTTTGTTGCAAATGACATAGTAACAAAACCCATGCTTACGCTGCCTAAACTCTTTGCCGGTGCTTTTAAAGCACACCATAAGTTTGACGTTAAACAGAAGGTAATCGAGGAAATGTTTGAGGTTTTCATAAACAAAGAAGCGTTGCTTGAAAAACTTGCAGAAATGTATCACGATCCTTTTGAAACACTTATGGATAACGATAATATTGACGAGGGAAACGCGATAGCGTGGGAGGCGGACTTTTAAGCCAACCCACGCAGACAAAAACATATGGTGAAACGTTTGAGGAATGTTTCCCGTTTTATCTTGCCATCGGTATGTCCTACGCGGAGTATTGGTCGGGTGATCCGTCACTTGCCCGATACTTCCGCGAGGCATATAGAATAAAGCAAGAGCAAGATAATAACAGTGCGTGGTTACGTGGTTTATATGTGTATGATGCAATTTCCACAGCATTACATAACGCTATGAGAGGCATGAGTAAAAATAAGCCTCCGGTAAAAGATTACGCAAAACAACCATACGATTTATTTAAAAGGGAGAAAACAGAAGCAGAAAAAGCGCACGATGTTGAGGTTGAACAACAGAAAGCAGCTGCTTGGATGGAGCAACTTGTAATGAGCCAGAGCCATAGAGCCAGAGCCAAAAAATCTTAAAAAAAGGAGGGCTGTCTATGGCTCTTACTATTGACGAATTAAATATACAAATAGAATCGGACAGCAAAAACGCCTCCCGCGCTTTAACATCTCTTATTAAGAAGTTAGAAAAACTGAAAGATACTTTGAATGGCAGTAATGTATCTAATATTACTATTGCCAATTCATTCAACAAAGTAACGCAATCAGTAAACAAAACAACCAGCGCAACTCAAAAATATGATAATGCCAACCAAAAGGCAAGCAAATCAACAAAATCATTTACCGATAAACTTGCAAATCAAATATCGAAATGGCGTACATTGTTTGGTGCTTTCAAAAGCACTGCTGACATGATGTCAGGGTGGTTTAAAGAAAGCAATGATTATATAGAAACGTTGAATTTATTTAACGTAACTATGGGCGACGGTGCAGAAGCTGCACGGAAATACGCGACAGAAGTATCGAACCTTGTGGGAATAGATATAAGTGAATGGATGAATTATCAAGGCACATTCAAACAGCTTACAAGTGGTTTTGGTGTGGCGGAAGATGCAGCAAATACTATGTCGCAAAATCTAACACAGCTTTCCTATGATCTATCATCCTTCTTTAACACTGATGTTGAGACAGCTTTTGATAAATTGTCCTCTGCTATGTCAGGGCAAGTAAAAGGCTTGCGTGAGTTTGGTATAGATACAACGGTTGCATCTTTGCAAGAATATGCACTTGCAAAAGGCATAGATACATCTGTACGTTCTATGACACAAGCTGAAAAATCATTGCTTCGTTATAACTATATTATGGAAAAATCTGTGCTTATTCAAGGCGACATGGCAAGAACACTTGTTACTCCCTCCAACGCATTGAGAATTTTGAACGCACAGTTGACGCAAATGAAACGAGCGTTGGGAAACATCGTCAGTGTTGTGATAACACAATTTATTCCATATGTACAAGCAATGGTGGAAATAATAACCGATGCTGCAAATGCTTTTGCAAACTTTCTTGGTTTTGAATTGCCAACTATTGATTATTCAGGACTTGATACAGGCGGTTTTGCTGATGATTTTGAAGATGCCGAAGATTCGTTGGATGGGGTATCAGGCACTTTAAAGAAAATCAAAAAGCAACTTATGGGATTTGATGAACTTAACATTATCACCAATCCCGATACTGACAGTGGTGGCGGAAGCGGATCATCTGCATCAGGTGGAACGCTGAATGGTATGGAACCACTTACATATGATTTTTTGGCTGGATTAAAGACGGAAAAGGTCGATGAAATAAAAGAAAAGTTATATAAAATCTTCGAAGTTGCAAAATGGATAGGCACAGCTATTGCCGGTTGGAAACTCGGCTCTTTTATAGCCGATTTGGTAACGGCAAGCATCAAGACAAAAACTCTAAAAGAGGCGTTGGCACTTTTAGGCAAAAAAATCGGTATTACGGCTGGTATAACGCTTGTAATAACCGGCGCCGCATTAGAGTTTGATGGAATAAAATCAGTTATCGAGGATGGCTTAAATGGCATTAATTTTTTGGAAATACTTGGCGGCGGTGGAGGTTTAATAGGTGGTGCTGCCTTGTTAGGAAAAATGTTTGCAAAAACCCTATTGTTTTCAAGTATAGGTGCTATCACGGCTGGAGCCGGAATGTTATTTGCTGGTTTATGGGATGCAATAAAAAACGGTTTAAGCTGGTTGAGCGGGATTCTCATTCCAGCAGGAACGACACTAATGGGCGCGGGTATAGGTGCGCTGATAGGTTCTGTTGGCGGTCCTTTAGGTGCTTTAATAGGTGTTTGTGTTGGTTTGGTGGTTGACGGAATCATTCTACTTGTTCAAAATTGGAAAACCGTAAGTGCGTGGTTTGTTAGTGTATTTACCACAATAGGTCAATTCTTTATGGATGTGTGGAACGGTATAGTAGCTGTTTGGAACACAGTAGCAGAATGGTTTAACACATGGGTAATACAACCCGTTGCTAATTTCTTTTCCGGATTGTGGAATGGAATTTCTACACTCGCCTCCGATTGTTGGAATGCAATCGTTGAATTTTTCTCGCCAGCAATAGAGTGGTTTTCTGAATTGTTTGGAAGTATATGGCAAACAATTTCGGATGTTTTCTATAACATTGGTGTAATTGCAAGTGGTTGTTGGGAGATTATCACAATTGCATGGGGTGCTGCTTCAACATGGTTTAACACTTATGTCATTACTCCTGTTGCTAATTTCTTTTCCGGATTGTGGGAGGGGATTAAAAACGCAGCTATCTCTGCTTGGGGTGGAATAAAATCAGTATTTTCAACTATAGGAAATTGGATAAATACTTGGATAATACAGCCTGTTTCCGGATTCTTCTCGGGTCTGTGGAATGGTTTTAAGGAGGGTGCACAAAAGGCTTGGGAAGGTGTAAAGTCTGTGTTTAGTACAGTAGGAAGTTTCTTTAAAGAAACATTCCAAAAAGCTTGGCAAGGAATTGTTAGTGTTTTTTCCGTTGCTGGTGAAATATTTGTAGAAATCAAAGACGGAATTGTAAATGCTTTCAAGTATGTGGTTAATGGAATTATAAAAGGCTTGAACAGTGTTATATCCATTCCTTTTGACGGGATCAACACGGCGTTAGGATGGATAAAAGGAATTGAGATTGCTGGCATAAAACCGTTTGCAGACTTAATAACTATAAACGTTCCGCAAATTCCACTTCTTGCACAGGGTGGCATTGTTGACACTGGACAACTTTTCATTGCCCGTGAAGCAGGTGCAGAAATGGTCGGTCAAATAGGCAGAAAAACAGCCGTTGCAAATAACGATCAGATTGTTTCAGGTATTGAAGCCGGTGTATATCGTGCAATGATGGCAGCCAATACCAACAGAGGCGGAGGCACACAAACGTTTCGTATTATAAACGAAATTGACGGTGATGTTGTTGGTGAAAAGGTTATTCAATATCACAACGGCAGAGTCATTCAGACGGGTGTTAGTCCGTTATTAGTATAAGGAGGTAAAGCATATGGCAGTTTTACAAATAAACAAAATAAACATAGCTGATCCTCAGACAATGTCATGGGATTTATACGACTTAGATTCAGAAGAAGGTGCAGGGCGTTCACAAGATGGATTAATGCACCGTGACCGAGTGGCAGTTAAGCGAAAGCTTAACTGCACTTGGGCGCCGATGGAGCCGTATGAAATGTCAGTGTTGCTAAAAGCAATGGATGATGTATTTTTCACAATGCGATACCCCGATGCACATGATGGCACATATAGAGAAGGTACGTTTTATGTAGGCGATCGTTCGGCGCCTTTATATGTGTGGAATGAGCAAAAGCAAAAATACCTATGGGAAGGT